TCAATAATCACCGCCGCCACGACTTTGCACAAATAATTGCATCACTACACTAGCCACAATGCGTCCGAGAGAATCGGGCGCTATTTTTATTTCGTGCCAAACACCTCTTTGTACCCTTCCGTTCGCATCCTTAGATAGATATGGAATAATGTCGATATCAGCTCCACTAGTAGATCCGCCAGGCATTGTATTACCATCAACTGTAATGGTGAGAGCTGAAGGAATAGGTCCTTCAAATATCCCATATTCTATTTCATGTGTGTGTTCCGGTATTTCATGTGTATGTTCCATCTCATGATAATGGGCCGGAATATCAAATACATGTTGATGGGAGACTAATCCGTGTGAATGGTTGTCAGCTCCAACAAATGTCACATATCCTCCACCAGGTGTAGAAAGTTGCGTTCCAGGAGCTATTCCATGATTATGACCGCCAGTCCTTTCAGACACTTCAGGTAATCCGTAATTATAATCAATATTCCATAACTGTTGGCCTGTATTCGTATTTATACTCGCCCCACCATTTTCGGTTGTCTCTATACTACTTGGGCCTGAAGTAGTTGCTGGAGCTGCTGCAATTGCCTTGCTGAAGGCTCTGAACGCTTCCGTTTCATACATGAGTGACAGCTTATTAATCCTAGCCGTCCCTTCCGGCACATACACCTGCAGAACAGCCGGATGATCCGGATCACAGTTATCAGCGAAATTCTGCGTATCAATGTTTGTCGCACCCTGAGCGTAGGTTTCGCTTATCCGCTGCCGGCTGGCCAGCTTATTAGTGTCCGTCGCCTGACTGTCCGCTTTATTCGCAATCTCCAGCTTCACATCTCCCGGTGCTCCCTCGATATCGGGACGGCCCCGGACCTGTACCCGGTCAATGATATCGATCCCTAATTCTTCATCAATGATCCGCACCATTGCACCGGTCCGGAATTTATCAATAGGATCTGATGTTAACCGGTAGAGTTCCAGTCCTTCTACGCTATACGTCCGCCTCGGGCGCTTCATCTGTTCAAGTACTGATTTAGCCGCGGCATATAGAGTCGCTGCATTATCGATGGACAGATCCACATAAGGGTAAGCAATAACCCCATACTCTCCGATGGTGTCCGCATCAATGTACGGCAAGCCGGTAGGGTTAACATCCACAATATTCAGCTGGTTCACGCCCTCGCCGTATCCGAGAGGATATATCCGGGTTATCAGCTGCGTCGGGTCCTCATCCACCGTGATTCCCTCCAGGTTCTTCCCATACCGAATCCATGCGCTCGGCTGCGTCTCAGGCCGTACCAGATTAAGCGTCCAAGGTGTTGTGGATGTATCCCATGTCCACATATAGTCCGATTCCAGGGGCTCTGTAACAGCGAATAGGGCGGATATGAGGTTATCATTCTCGTAGTTGTACTCAAATTCATCGTCGAACTCGCAGGCATCAAACTCCCAGCGCGGTGTTGACTGCTTAGAGAGAATGTATTGGATTACGCTGCTGATAGGGAACCCGGCCCCGCCGACCTGGTGATACTGGAACATGATATCATCCATCAATGTGGCCAGAACATGCTCACAGCTGTAAGTAATGGTTTTCCCGTCATAGCTCCGCTGCGTTTTCGTCGGCATGATCCGGAAGAGATCCACCCGCTCCTCGCCGTCAAAAATCTCCACATACCGCAGCGGCAGGCACTCTGCATTCTTGTCATCGTCCGCCGGCAAAGAGAAAGAAGCGCTCCAAACTTCGTTCAGGCGCTCCTCATATCCAATACCGAAAGCATTCTGCAGATAAGCCATCAGCTGCATGCTTTGGTTATATACCTTGATCAAGTGATCGTCACCTCTCTATGATCTTTATTGAACCAGGAACCGCTTGTGCTGCTCCCGCTTGCGGTCCTCTGTGATGCGGGCATACCGTAGGGTGGTTTGAGGATCGGAATGGCCCATAAGCTCCTGAACAGCCACCAACTCCGCACCGTTATTAAGCGTCAGTGTGGCGAAGGTATGCCGCAGTACGTGCGGGCTGACCTTATCCTGCAGGCCGGCTGCCCGGGCAATCACGGCAATTTCCCGTTGAATGCCCCGCTTGGTCAGGCGGCGGTGCGGCTTGCGTTCAGTAACCATCAATGCCTCAGAATCATCCGTCCGGCTATTCAGATATTTATTCAAGTGGTACATCGCCTTAAAGCTAAAGTAAACCTCCCGCTCCTTGTTTCCCTTACCGATCACTCGGCAGCTCATAGACTGCTGGTTAATGCTATCACGGTCCATGCCGTATACTTCAGACAGCCGGCAGCCGGTTGCATACATCACCTCGATAAATGCCCGCTGCCGGACAGTCTTGCAAGCTTCCCGCAGCATCTCCAGCTCAGGGATCGTCAGCGCCTTCGGCAGCCGCTTCTCTAGTTTCGGGGTTTTCAGTTTGGCCGAAGGGTCCCGGGGCAAAATTTCCTCAGCCGTCAGCCAACCAAAGAAGCTTTTCAACACAGACAGCTTCTTGCCGATCGTGCTCATTTTCAGGTGATTAAACTGTCCCAGGTAAGCCCGGATGTCGGCCGCTGTAACGTTGTCTGTTCGCTTGCGGACATGCCGGAAGAATATGTGTAGGTCCAGTGCATATCCATCCAGCGTGGACGAGCTGAGCCCCTCCAGCCGCTTTGATGACAGGAACATCTGGATTTTCTCCGTACCGTCTGGATGTGGCTCATCTTCCTCCACCCGCTGCACATGGTATTTTGATACTACTACGGAAAGCAGGGACTTCGTCCGCTCCGCATTCAAATCAGGAAACGCGTCATAAATCACGGCCACGACATCGGACAGCAGTTGCTCACTTGCATTAATCATGCTGTTGCACCTCCAATGACTCGTTTAACGTGTCTAAATAATATCACGACCCGTTAACTGTGTCATTGGACTATTGACCCTTTTTGTGAGTCAATATATAGTGTAATATAGGACCAAAGGAGGCTATTTCATGTCTACTCTAAATTCTGATCTTAAGCGCATCATGGATGAGCGTGGTCTCTCCATTAGGCAAGTAGCAAAGGACATTGGCTATAGGTTTGATTCCGTCCGGAATCTGTATAACGATGAAACTGAGCGTTATCCAAAAGAACTTATCCTAAAACTTTGTGATTACCTGGACGTAACACCAAACGAAATATTACGATACAAGAAAGAGCCGTCGGAGTGATCCGGCAGCTCTTTTTTAATGCCCATTTTCGGTTATCGTTAGTGCGCAGTATTCTCCTACTGCTCTATAATACAATCCAAGCAAGAACAGTTACTACAGCCGTAGACCAGGTTATCACAACAACTCTCATTAGTTTAAATTTACGTGTATTAAATCGTTTCTGCAATCTCGTGTTTGGTTGCACTACTTTTGTAGCCTCTTGGGACAGTACTCCGAATACAAAACAAAAGACATTAAAGTAATAAAACCATCCTTCCATGATTGGTTCCAACATAAACGTTGCGAAAAACGCAGTGATATAGCAGGCAAATAGCAACTTAGTGTCTTGCGTGACAGAACTCCGTAATACAAGTACTAATTTATCAAGTGCCATTATGGTAAATGTCAATAGTAATAACGCGGCGAGCAGCCCGGCTTCGTAGCCAACATCCAACCACAAATTGTGAGCATACCCCAATGGAAGGATTGTGAGTTTGCCCCCGAAAGGGTTAATGAACAACCCTTTAAACGCTGCTTCCCAAGCAAGATATCTCGGATCAGACAACAGTCCGCCTTCAGACATCCTATCACCGAGGTTTGTTGTACCTAGATACTGGTAAAATAGAACTGACGATAGTATAAGAAATGCTCCAAGGGGAATCTTTTTTCCTTTTATCTTGCCAGTAAACAGAAAAGATACAATAACCGAAATGACTATAATAAGGATACCTGTACGATTACTTAAAACAAACGTCGAGTAGGCTGATATAAAAAACAAAAGAAAGCTAACTAGTCTAACTTTTTTATTTTTACTTAACAAAGCGAGGGGCAATAAAGAGAGACCAATTGACAGATAAGTATTCACACCAGTGGCAGATATCTTACTGCCCCATATACTGACAATCCCGCGCCACCCGATATAAACATCGCCGGTGCTGACTACACCGAGAAAAGCGAATACAGATAGCGATGCAGGAACAAGCAGCATTATTTTGACCATCTTTTCCGAACTGTGTGATTTAAAAAGATTATATCCACAAAGATAAAAAATAAGAGGAGATATTACATTCAACCAGAGAACACTGCTCTCCCGCAAATGGTACTTGTTTAAATAGTAAGCAAAGACGAGGCTAAAGACTGCGAGCAAAATTTGCAGTTTATCTAACCGAAACCGCCGCTTTACTAAAGTGAAAAACGCTACTACTCCAAGGACAACTAGAGCAAGGTATCCTTTATTACCTACATTAAGACAGTAGTACACAATGGCTAGAATCGTAACTAATTCGGTTTTCGTCATCTTTTTACCGCTACTAATCATTTAACCTATTCCCCTTGCATTTATATTTACAAAGAGAATTATAAGTTCATTCGACCAGTTTTACAATGATTTGGTAGTTGATTGTTAACCAACTTATACCGTAGAGCCTGTAGCATCTTTCCACACAGTGCCGTTATACCAAATTGGCTTGCCTAGTGTGGTGTCAAAGTATTGTTTATTGATATACAGCCCTACCGTTGGCCTGTTTGCAGTCGTACCATAGGATAGATTTTGCACCTTTGTTCTAATTTGAATGCTGTCTGCGTTTGTCGTGATTCCGAATACTCTTGGGTCTAGGGGCTCATAAGTGACAGACAGTTGAGAGCGAAGCGCAGCCGTCTCAACACCACCATTCAGAACGAATACTGTTATAGACTGTAAAGAAAGGTTTTCGTTGTATATGGTCGCTATACCTTCCCAAATCATAAACTCATCTTTTCTTTCTATGTCTGGAACCGGATTATTTACATCCAAATAGTTGCCTAAGGTTCTATCTCCAAAGTATATCCGGAACCGGTTGTACGTTGCTGGAAGGCTTCCGAGACCTGTAACTTTTATGTTTTTGATAGTCTGATACGGCGGAATAACCAGAGTTTTTCCAAGGGCTATACCTTCTTGAGAAAAGTTAACCGTCCTCTCTGTTCTCCGAATTAAACTTAAAGCCGCCTGATTGTTGGTTATCTCAAAATCAAGAAAGCCGTTACCGTTCGCTAGAGTGCATTCCTCTACTTTGAGGTTACGGAAAAATTGTGTGGTAGAAATCAGAATATCCTTAAGCGCAAACTCGTTGACGCCGTCCCAATATTTAAACGTATACTTTCCACCTAAAAGATCACAATACCTTAAAAGTGCACCATTAGCAGAAAGTCCTCCCGTTATCGCTTCGTTCGTTGCAATTGGCAACAAAAACAAAACTTCGTTAAAGGCAACATTGTCAAAATTAATATTTGCCAACCCGTAAGCCGCGACAATGGTTTTAACATTGGATGCTCCAGAGGCGAGTCTCAGATTGGTATTCCTCATATTCATCCGACCAAAGTTCATGTCCGTAAGCTTCCACGTCTGTCCTACAGCTCCATATAGCTCAATACGGTTATCATCAAAATTAAAGTTGAATAGCGCCGATTGGGTAAACTTCCCAGCGGATAACTCTGATCGGGTACGGAGCATAGTTTCATTGGCAGAAACAGAAAAGGAACAGTTTCTAACGTTGAAATTATCCTGCATTTTGGTGAAGTCAAAATATACCGAGTCAGTAAACCCTGCCGCATAAAATCCGCAGTTTTCAATTGTCCAGTTTACCGCTTCAGCATTCTCTCCACGATAAAAGGTATGAAAATAATTAAATCTACAGTTCTTAACAGTTGTCTGGTCACCCATCGCATTTCCTACGTTATGGAAAACACGGTTTATGCGTGTTGAGTGACTCGGGTTAGCTGTGGCTCTTCCCGGCCATACACTTATATTCTCGAAATAGCCTCGTGAAGCGTCTGTCTGTCCAAGAGCTATATTTTGAAAGTACTTAAATATGGTCCCACCTAATGCAATTGTTTGGTTTTCAGATATCGGAATGATCGTGATTCCCGATACTTGGGGCATTGTCAACGAGCCATCGAAATAGAAAAGTTCGTCATTCTCAGTTTCAAGTTCCCATAAAATCGTGGCGTTATCCCCTACTAAGCGAAAAGCTATTGGGTACTCGCTAGGTCTTGGTTGTCCCTCAGGAATAGGAGACCCAAACACATGATTACCACGAACCCGGTAAATACCTGCTGGGATGTAAATCTGCATGGAGTTAGTAGGTATGGTTTGAACGTTCGGCACTTGTGCCTTGTTATAACCATATAGATTTGCTGCTCGAATAGCAGTATTATCGTCTGACGTTCCGTTGCCGAGTGCCCCGAAAGATTTAACGTTAATCACTATATCCGCCAACTGTTCACTAAATTGCTTCTGCATATCCCGCACCATATCACCTGCAACAACAATTGTCCGGCCAGGGGTGTATCCCGGGTCAGGTGTTTGGATATCCGTCAGTTCGGGGTCCTTTCCTTCGCCACCACCGGCGATAATTGTATCAACTCGGCCATCTACAAAATCAACAGCCTCTTGGATATTCGCCACACCCGAAACGGATCCCGAATAGGTAATGCTTTCGGCGGCATGGGCAGCGCCAGAAGCTTTATGATTGATAATATCACTATTAATTGCCTGCTCGTTACGCTCTATGATCGGCCATGCCTCGCGCAACTTTTGTAATCCCTGTAGATCTTCTAACTCTGCCATGACCCATACCTCCTAAGCGTATTTCGGTTTGAAATTAAAAGAGACCGTGCAATTAAGCCCAGTCCCTCCTATAGTGACTTGATTCACTCCCGGTAACAGGTCTACAAAATGCCCCGACATGCTCCATAAGGCGTTTGCCCCACCAAGCTTCACTTTCATCTGCTCCCCATCTATAACCAGCGTCTGCCCGGAAATAGCGGACCCGAAACCGAAGGTTTTCCCGTTTGCGGTGATAGACAACGTTGTGAAGCTTCCCTGGACAACAATCTCCGGCTGGGCAGCCAGTGTCCCGAAGTTGTTGACCTCTACATTCCCGGGACCAGCTACTGTAAAGCCGTACTCGTCGTCCAGACGAATGTCTGAATCCAGGATGATGTCCGAATCCAGCGTAATATCTCCAGGATTGATGATGAAACGGGCAAAGGGATCATGTGCCACCAGCGGCAGCTTGAAGGAACCCCGCTCGAACAGCCGGTCCGGAGTGAGCGATCCGTCATATTTGACCAGGTAATAGACATTCGGTTCATAGTTAAAGATCATCTTCATTTCTCTTGGTCTGGCGTAAGCGTCCAAGAGAAATGCCGAAAATGCCCTGATCCGCTGCTGCAGCTCATATCTGCTCGTCTCCTGGGCGAAGATCAGCGGAAAAACGAAGCGCCGGGAGGTCAAGGTGCTGCCGAAGTCATACAGGCCGTGACGGCCAGCAATGGCCTTTGTCCGGCTCACGCTGTCCGGCAGCATGGAATGTTCATGTCCCGGCTGAGGGGTAAGCCCGAATTCAATCAACCCTTTGCCGTCTAACGTTATGAGATCTATCAAATCGTCGCCACCCCTCCGCTCCGTCCAACTGATCGTGTCAATGCCCCGAGCGCGGCGCTCATGGGCTTAGCGATGGCCGTTGCTACGTTGTTTCCATCCACATTAATCTGTACAACAATGTATTTCTCTTGATCTGACCCAGCGCTGCCATAGCCACCAGCGCCTGCTATGCTTGCCGTATAGCTTCCTGCGTCCATATCCTCTACGGAAGGGAGTGCCGCTGCCGCCATGGCATCAGCTTGATCCTGAATGTCAGATATTTTGTCTTCCAGGCCGATTACATACCCTTCACCAGTATCGTTACCCATTGATCGTAGAACCCGGGAAGGAGAATGCATATCTAGTGCCTCTCGAAGCCCCCCGGTTACCTTGTTAGCGATACTGGAAATGGCCTTGCCTACCCCGCCAATCATATCCTTAATTCCATCAATCAGCCCCTGGATGATGTCTTTGCCCATCTGCAGCATTTGTGCCGGGAGCTTCTTCAGATAATCCATTGCCGAAGTCATACCCGTAACAATCGCTGTCTTCACAGTGACAATCGCCGTGGAAACAGCATCCCGCATCCGGTAGAACATATCGGTCCCGATGTTGTACAATTTCCCCGGCAGTTCCCGGAACCAGTTCAGTACACCGTTCCAGGTGTCCTTAATCCACGATACCGTTGCGCTGATAACCGTCGAAATGGCCGATTTGATGCCATCCCAGGCAGCTGAAGCAGTGGACTTGATGCCATCCCACAATCCCGCCAGAAACGCCTTGAGCCCGTTCCAGACTCTTTCTGTCGTTTCCTTAATTGCGGTCCATGTCGCACTGGCTGCGGCCTTGATACCGTCCCACAACTCCAGCAGGAACGCTTTGATCGTGTCCCAGTGCTGAATAATCATCAGAGGAATGCCCAAGAACGGAGCAATCACCAGAAGAATGGCCGGTCCCCATTCCGTCAGGAATGAAACCATCCAGTCCCATAGTCCGGTGAAAAATGACTTAATCCCTTCCCAGGCTGCAGAAGTGATCTCTGTAACGGAAGCCCAGAGATTGACGAAGAACTCTGAAACAGGCTCCCAGTTCTTGATGAGCAGATACGCACCTGCAGCCACTGCTCCGATGGCGATTGCCACCAGTCCGAGAGGGTTCGCATTCATTGCGGCGTTCAGCAGCCATTGAACGGTAGTCTGCGCGGTTGTGGCGGCCTTCCATGCCTTATAGGCCATGGTCACGGTATTAATGACGGACTGAGCCGCAATTGCCGCCGTGAGGCCTATGACAACCGGCAGGAGGATATTCCCGTTGTCGATCACCCAGCCAATGGCAGCACTCAAGCCATCGAATGCTTTCCCGGCTCCTTCAATGGCTGCATTGATCCCCGCCTGGATCTCAGGCATATGACCGCTGATCCAGTCAGCGAATTCGTTTAGCTTCGGCAGGATCTTCTCGCCTAATGGCAGCAGTATCCCGGTCTCCAACTGGCGCTTAATCCCACTCATCGCCTCGCCAAAGGTGTTATACTTCACAGCATTGATGCTCTCCAGGGCCCCGTTCGTGCCGGTAATCGAAGTGTTCAGCTCCGTCATCGCCAGTACACCAGCAGCGCCGACATCCTCGAACTTGGTGCCAAAGAGCGACACTCCTAATGCGATTTGCTCCTGCTTGTCATCAACCTGGCTTAGTGCTTCAGCCACTTTACTGAAGGCTTCCCGTGCTCCGTCGCCGCCTTTGGCAAATTGAGCCTGCAGCCCCGCTCCATCCAGGCCCATTTGATTCAGGACCTGTGTGGTCGCGTCTCCGCTTTCCGTCATCTTGATACCGAATTCCTTGACCGCATCGGCTGCATAGTCCAGGTTGAATACCCCGGCATTCTTCGCATTTTCAAACACGCCGAACATTTCACTTGCGGAGAATCCCGCTTGTGCAAAGTAAACGGAATATTCATCGATGGTAGGCAGCAAATCGTCCGCATAATTCAAACCTTTTTGTGAGGCTTCCGCGATTAGGCCCATAGCCTCCTCGCCAGAAAGGCCAAACTGCCTCATGAGCTTATCGCTGGACCGGACAGACTCGTTCACTTCATATTCGTAGGTATCGCGGAGCAGCAGCGCATTGTTGGTCAGTTTCTCCAGCTCAGCACCTGTCTGGCCCGTAGTCTGCTTCACGAGCGCCATGGATTTAGCGATGTCTTCAAAATTCTCGCCCATACCATTGTTATACATGCGCTTCGCTGATTCCTCGAATCCTTTCATTTCTTCTGTAGTAGCTCCGGTCTCGGCAGCCAGGCCGTTCATAGACTTGCGGAAGTCATCCGTGAAGCTTACAGCTGCCACACCAACACCGACACCCATCGCGCCAAGCGCCAGCCCTGCAGCCCCGGCCAGCTTTGCGATATCGCTTAGCCTGGCTCCGGCAGACTTCCCTCGCTCGTCAATATGGTCAAGCGTGTCATCCGCACCGCCGGAGTCGATAAAAATGGAGCCGAATAGACGAAAGATTTCCACGGCTTCACCCCGCCTTCCGGAAGGATGCAAGGATCATTTCCGCATCCTCTAAAATTTCTTCTTTGGTCTTGGTGCTTGCAGAAGCCTTTTGAGCAGGCTTCTGCATAAATTCAGAAAACGGCACGAAATCATTCTTCGTCATGTGCTGATAGCGCATGAGGTAAAGATCCCACTGCTTTTGCTCTGTCTCCTTCTCGTAAGCCTTCAGGATCTGCTCCACGCCGCCCTCATAGCCCATCTCCAGGATGTAATCTATGGAGCCATAGCGGTGCAGAAGCAAGTCAATGACCTCGACCTCGTCTATTGACTTGCTTGTTTCAAAAAACTTGCAAACACTTTTGAACCCTTCAACTGGTCAATGATCCCCAGCGTTTCCGTCAGCTCCAGCTCCGCAAACTCCTCCGGCTTCAATCCGACCAGATCTGCAAGGAATGCATTGGTCTCCTCTTCAGCCAGGTACAGGTTCTCAAACAAAGTGGCCACAATATCCGCACCAAGCTTCATTTGAGCGGAAGCCGCCGCACTCTTCTTATCCTCTGGCTTGTTTGCTGCTTTCGCATTCGCAGCCATATTTGCAGCCGCCTCGCGGATCACATCTTTCAGGCCGATTTTTTTCAGAATCCGCGACATTGGGAAAATATCCTTTGTTTTCAGCGCACGCACTTGCATGGTTCATTCCTCCAGTGTGAATTGTGGTCATAAAGAAAGAGGGCATCGCTGCCCCCTCGCTGTTATGCCGTTATGAAGCTAGTTGCGGTATTCGCCGCCAGTGCATTCCCCTTGAGATCCTTCACGTTTGCCGTGACCATTGCGACATAAGCCGTACCCGCTGCCAAGTTTACTGTTGGATTCAGCGTAACTACTGTCTTCGCTACATTGAGCGATAGCGATCCAGGAATCAGTGTGCCGTCTTCCGCTTCGAACAGCAGGAAGTTGGCCGGATTGACCGTTGAAGGGTTAATCGCCTCGCTGAAGGTCCAAACCACATCAGCGGATACCGGAATCGCCGTCGCTCCGTCCGCAGGCGTTACGGTGACGGTAGGAGGTGTAGTGTCCACGGTCAATTTCGGATAGTAGACAGCGAAAGGAACCTTGTCCAGATCCGCCGCATCGTAATGGGCGGCGAAGTTGACCGGCAGAAGACTTTCCGACTTATCCGCCGTGGTTAGTGTAACGCCGTCCGTGCTCAGCGCATTGTAAATCTGAATGACTACCGGGTTGCTGCTGCCGGAGAGCCGGCCCACCCAGGTGATATTGTCGATATAGTCCGTCAGCTGCAGCGTGTTGCCCGCTGTGATGACATGATATTGATCATTGGTGCTGGAATCGACGCTGCCTGTGCTCAGTGCCGCTGCTAAACTGTCCGGTGTGATCTCCAGCAGGCTGGCTTTGATATAAACCTCCCACGCATCAATGGCATTGAGCCCCTTGGCCCGGCCCTTTACGCCGTCTACTTCAATCGCCCGGATGGTCGGCTTCGCGGAAAACTCCCCGCCGCCCCGCGTCGCCCCCAACAGCGTGCCGACTCCTGTGCTCAAATCATAGTTTTTATAGAATGCACCTGAGTCCAGCACCAAATGATCGGCGGTGGTACTTGTAAAACCAGAATATACAGGCATTTGTTAACCTCCTCCAAAAGTTCGTACTTGATAAATGATCCGCCGCCCCCGCAGCCGCTTATCAGGATCATCCAGGGGCAACCGGTTCTCACGGTAAATAATAAAGGCCATCCCATTCGTGCGGATGACCTGTTTGTGAATAGCTTTATCAAATGCATCCATCAGTGTTTCGAGCGCCGTAGTGTCTCCGTCTTCCGGAGAATCCCAGCCATCGACCTCCAGCACAAAGTTCTCCATCGTGCCGTCATCATAGGAGTTGGACAGCAGGAACGAACCCAATGGATACTCCGCATCCTCTGGAGCAATCTCGTAGAAGACCCGGGAATGAACAGCTCCGAGTAGTGTGCGGAGCGCTATGCGCAGGCTGATGACCTTGTTCACACTTACCAGCTCCCATCCTCATTAATCAAGCCGGCTGCTTTGTTCTCGTCCTCGATAGCAGCAATATAAACCCCGGCAATACGCCGGATATCGTCCACATTTTCGAAGACCGTATTCATGAGGATGGCTTTCTTCCGGTGGTTCCGCGTCCCGAGCTCCTGGTCAACCCCGTACCAGGTGTTATGCTTAATCCCGATCTGCAAATCGTTCTCCCGCTTCCGGCGCCAATACTGGAATGAGGCCGCAATCCGCTTATTTCGCTTCATATTCCGCTGCAGCTTGGCCTTGGCTACCATCTTCTTACGGATGTAACTGCCGATCTCCGTCAGTGCTGCTGCCTTCAGCCGCTTCATTGTGTACTGAGTGCGGTCAATATTACTGACGAACTCCACACGGTTACTTGTGGAGCGCACCCCGCGCGTCATCCGTGCCACTTAGATCCCTCCGTTCACAAGTCCTGTGCAGATCAATTCCGTCATGCGGTCAGGTCGCTGATAAGAACGAATGATTTGATAGGTCTTGCCTTCGTATTTCAGTTTCGTTTCACCGGCATATTCTGTTTCGCGAACCGTGAACATGATTTCCGGCTTCAGCCCGCTGCCCACCGCCTGATACATCTCCGATTGACGAACCGAATTACGGGCTGCGTGTGTCTCCCGCTGCGCTAGATTGAGTATCGCATCACCCATTGCATTAGAATCCGATGTTGTGCCGATTAGCGTAATGAGATGATTTAATCGCATGCCATCACTCTCCAATACTGACGGCCATCAGCTGCGGAAGCAGCATGTCCGTGAATGCAGGAGAGAACGCGACCTCTCCGGAATTAATATTCCAGAGATCCGAAACCCCAATGGTCAGTGTAGCGATACCCAGATCACTTTCAAGTTGTGCCAGGCTCACACCGGCGTTCAGCATGTAGGCTTTGGCAGCCAGCACTTTCGGCATGAGCGTTGCATTGTTATGGGTTCCCACATCGGTCAGTCCCGCTTTTACCTCTTCCAGTAGTTCATCATTCGTCATCAGCAGCATCCGCCTTTACATCCGGATCAGCTGGCGGCGAATCGCCATCCGGAGGTGAGGCCGGCTCTTGGGTAGTATCACCTGCTTCAGGCTCAACAGTGAACGGAACAAGCACGATGTTAATTCCGGTTGCTTCGGCCTCATGCCGCAGCTTATCGGATAAATCAGCGTGTTCCTGTACCGTCAACGGACGAGTTGCCCGCCAAAGCAGTACGCTACCAGCAGAAAGAGAAGCGCCCGCCACCTGTTCGGCTTTGGGCGTCGTTTTACGTTTAGCCATGCGTCATTCTCCTCTCTTAGGTCGCGGAGTAGCCCCAGTATGTGAACGTCAGTTTCGGGAACAACGGTTTACCGCCGCTGTATACCTTGCCGCGCCACATGGTCTGGTCCTTACCAAATACATCATCACCGACGCCGGAAGACTCGATGGTAATCTCCTGGGATTCATTGACCACATACTGAGCCAGATCACCGAACAGGATATCATCCAGTTCCATGGCCGTCGTAAAGATGACCTCATGTCCATCCAGGTAGAATTTCGTCTTACCGTTACCTGTGATAACCGGGATTGTCGTCGTGATTGGTGCGCCGGCAGCGTCGGTCATCTTACGGAAACGATTGAAGAATGTTTTCCGGCGCATAACGAACACCCCATCATCACCGTATGGGCTATCCACTTCTGCTTCAATGTCCATCAACTGGCCCCAATCCATATCAGAGTAGGTTTTCTTCGCGGAAGGTGCTGCTACAATCGACGGCAGGATACCAGTGAACGTCCCGCTGTCCCCATTCAGTACAGCATTGTCCAGATATGTGCCGAGGTACTTACCCATTTCCGTGGCAAGATAGGTTTCCAATGCAGCAATGCTGTTCTTCAGCAGCAGATTCTTGATTTTGATTGTGGCCACAATCGCTTCCTGCTGCAGGTTGACCTCCGTGAATGTAAAGTTGAGCGATGTAATGCCGTCGGTCGTTGTCGGTGTGCCGGCCGTACCGATTGGAATCGATACATTACCTTCGAAGCCATACTTTGTAATGGCCGCATACACCTGGCCGTACTTTGTAATCACCGATTTGATTACATCCAGCGTCGTGGTCGGCACAAGGTACTCCGCACCGCTTGTTACGCTGCCGCCATTCATGTCTGTGATAACACGCTTACCCATTGACAGAATTGTGCTGTCGTCCTCAGACACCCGGCGGTTGATGAAGCTCCGGAAGAACGCATCCCGGTATTTCGCCGAACTGCGATAATTTTCTTCAGTGATTTCTGCTGCCTTCACATGGACTACCCCTCTCTTATCTTCAGGCGCGTCAGCCAGATCGGAATTAATCTCGTCAAGCCGCTCCGACATCGTACGCAGTTGCTCGGTCGTATCGGCAAGCTCCTCGGTCGATGCACTCCGGTGGTTCTTCACCTTCTCCTTCAGGGCAAGGCGTTTCTGTTCCAGTTCACTCTTCTCACGGCGCAGTTCCGCCGCCTGTTTTTGTGTCAATTTCATGGTTGATTCCTCCTTATAGTTGGTCAATCAGATTTAATAGTGCTTGTCTGCGGGCTTCGTCATCAGCTTCCAGAACAGGTGTAGGATCTGGATCAGGTGCGGGATCGGGTTCTCCGGTCTCAGCAATGATGACGGTCTGGTCATATGCAGGGAACGTAACCAAGCTGACTTCATACACCTCATTGATTTTCAGGATGACATCGACTTTATTGGTCCAGTCGCTTGCGATTACTGAATCGCTGTCAAACCAGAAACTCATGCCGTCGATAATCTCCCGGTCCACCCGGTCGAACACATAATCATCCATCCAGTTGTCGCCCAGTGTGGCTTCAATAAAAAGACCGGTGTCATCGACAACGGCCCGAAGGTTCTTGCCTGAGCGACCCAGCACCCAGTTTGTATTGTGGTCCAGCAGCAGCACCAGCTTGGAGAAATCAACATCCTTCAGTGCATCCTTGTCCACCTTCTCCACCCATTTACTACCGCGCCATGGCCGCCCCGCTACGCCAAACAGGATCGGGTAGCCTCGAAGGCGGCGGACTTGTTTGCCGTCAACATCTTCAGTCACTGCCCGGAACCGGGAACGTTCATCGTCATATCCTACTTTACGCTGGGCCTGAGACGCCAGCGGGGACTTCTTCTCCTCCTCCGTTTTCATCGTTCGTCTCACCCCCTTTCACTGTGTAATTGCCAGGCTCCAGCGTCTGAAAATTCTTGCTCTCCATATAACGGTCCAGCTCAGCCGGACCACGCGGCAAACCGACGCGCCGCCGGATCTCATTGCGGGTCATTACGGAACCGAACAGCATTTCCTTGAAGAATGTTGTCTTCGCGGACAACGTGCTGATCTCCAGGTCCACCAGTTCTGCAAGAATCTTGTTGTTATGGCCGATCTCAGTATCCGTGAATACCTTGTACGTGCATTCCTCTTCGATTTGATAGGTGAACGGGCGGATTGTGTTGTCGATGAACTGCTCGTACTGCAGCTCTGTAGCGTTGTTATTGACAATCTCCCGACTGACTCCGAAATACAGATACAGGTAACCGATGACCGATTCCATCAAATCTTTATTGAGAGGGTTCAGCTTCATGTCCAGCTTCACGACGTCATACTCCGCGCCAATCATCCCGAACCCTGTCGTGTTCTCGGCCGTCAGGAACAGCTCTTTGAACTCCTCCAGCTTCTTCTTCATGTCACTGCCCTTTAGGTGTGTCTTCGCCTGCAGGAGTGCGGCAATTCGCTGGCTGTTCTCTGAATCATTCACAGCCTGCTGCTGCATCGTGTTAACGATCTGGACATAACCGCCAGTTGCCTGTTTAATAGCCCCGCCGTTTGCCGTTGGAAAGCGCTGCAGGTGAATAATATCGTCATAATAAAATTCGTATCCCGGCGCTGCCGGAAACTTAATGGCCAGCTTCCCGTCATCTGCTGTATAAAACTCGTGCCGGTTAAAGGGCAGCACATACATCGCCTGTAGCTCGCCGCGTTCACTCCAGTCCGGCATGATATAAGCGTTATTCGCAAGCAGCAGCCTCGTCATTGCATAGGTCCAGAATACCTGCGGTGATTGGTAGGGATTAGCCCGGACAGTCAGCACATACTGCACGCCGCTTTTCACCATCTCGCTATTTCCTTCAAGGTCGGCCCGGACATGGTAAAACGGAATGCTCCCAATTTTCTCAGCGACGAAATTAATCGCCGTGCGCACTTCGGGAATGTTGTATAGTTCCCGGCCGAAACTGATTAGTGGTGTTCCGCGGTTAAGCAGGTCAATGACTTTAGATGCGGTAACCTGCTCTGTTGGTCGAATCGAATTTATTAATCGTTTTCCCCAATCCAAAATGCTCAATGTTTCACCCCCTTACGCTTGGTACTCTTCGAATTGATCCCTGACTTTCATGTAAGCAATATAGGCAATCAAAAAAGACACGTATCCATCAATACGCGCCTTGCTCTTCGCCTTGTCCGGCTGAATATTGTTGTTCGTATCAATCTTGGCTGCCGTGTTTGTTGTACACCAGCGAAAGAGTCCGTTGTGCCGGCTAAACTCGATAACCTTATCTTCAAACAGCGAACGGGTCTCCTTCATGGGACCAGATAGGGACTTTGCCCCCATGGCTACCGGAAAGGTTACCCCGCGCTCCTTGGCATCCTCTTTAGGGAATCCGTGCATCTCCATGTCATCAACCCAATCCCCGCCATGCCAGCGGTCGTACCCGATCTTCCAGAACGTCACCTCATATTTTTCAGCCAGCTCCACATACCAAGCGGTGACGTCTGATTTGCGGACCATACTGCCCTCGCAGATATGTAGCAGTTCTTTGTTCAGCGTATCCTCGGCATTCGTTGAGCAGAAGGTTTCATAGGCCATCTTGTCCGCTTTACTGTTCTGCTCGATCCGCTGGCTTGCAATGAAATACTTCTGAACGAGCCGCAGCTTACCACCAATCGGAATCAGCGCCGAAGCACAGCAAAGGTCGGTTGTCTCCGCCATGTCTACGCCTCCAACCGCATATTTCCCGACATACATCTCTTCGGTCATATCGACTGCACAGGCGTCCACCTTAGCCAGATCAAAATAAATGACTGACAAACTGCTGGCACGGTTCAAATGCTTGGCCAGAAAGGACGGCATCTGTGCCGGATCTTCCAGCGCCTTCTGATATTCGCCTTCCAGGTAACTCATGGTTGGATGACTGCCCAGTCCCGGGTTCGCTTTTATCCAGCATGACCGGTCCGCCGGATCGTCATCGTCGTCAATCCGGAAGATCATCGGGAATAGCCGCTCCGTGCTCTTCCCAGTAAGAACCTTGCGGCAGCGCCCCAGCACGCTATCAAATATTCCTTCGCGCACAAATCCGTAAGTGGAAATGATAACGCCCATGGGCTGCGCTCGAGCGCCCTGAGCCGACGAAAAGACATCATAGGTATTCCGGTTCTTAATGGCGTGCAGCTCGTCAATTACATAAGCGTGCGGGTTAAGTCCGTCCTGGTTCTCGCTGTTCTTTGAGCCGGCTTTCATGTAACTGCCGGTCGCCGGGTAGAGCAGCATTTCCGTGTTATCTTTATCCCGCTTGGTCCGCCAGTGCTTGCGCGGGTTCCCTTCCGGCGTCAACACATCACTGGACTGAAGAAAAGCCTTGGCATTCTCGTATACGATGGCCGCCTGAGTTTTCATTGTGGCCAGGCACCAGACCTGCGCGGCCGGTTCACCGTCCACCATCAGCAGGTAGTCCGCAATCGCCGAAATGAACGTGGACTTGCCCCACTTACGCGCAACGAACAGAACGAATTCACGGAAGTACCGGACCACCATGTCCAGCTCTTCATCATACATTTTGAACCCGAAGATGCAGGCAGCCATATACTTCTGCTCAATCGAAAGTTCAAACGGCTGCCCCGCCCATCGGCCTTCCCGGTGCTTCACCAGCTTACAGAAATCTATGAAGGCTTCGACATCCGTCGGATCATACTTCACTGTCTTACTCTTCAGCAGCTTCTCAATCAGCCGCTTCAGCGCCTTGATATCTTTGCCGTGCTTCTTCGGTTCCCGCTTTACATAATCATGCCAGGCAAAGATATACGGCGGCACATTAACCATTGCCTTCCTTCTTCTTCGCGAGCAGCTTCTCGAATTCGTCCTTTTCCTGAACCTTCGGAAGAACCGGCGCGGGAGGAACCAGGTCGGCTAATTGCTTGATGATGCTCTGATAGTTCTTATTCATGGTCCCGTATAAACGGGCGACCGGACGCTCCCGCTCATACGGCGGGGCATTGGCAGATTGCGTGAACATCTCAACATATCCGTTCTCGGAGAGATCCTGCTCGTAATCTTCCAGCGTAACCCGCATGAAGGCGGCTCGTCGGATCAGACCGTCAGCAACCCGCATCAAGTCTGGCGGCAAATCATTGTAGCTTTCGCGGAGCCGCCTTTCCTCTTTTGACTGCCGGGCCTTCTTTGCCTTTTTCTCCTTCTCAATACGCTTTTTCTCTGCATCCTCTTCGGCAGCCTGCGCCGCACGTTCAGCAGCAAGTTCTTCCCTGCGTAAACGGGCCTTTTCCTGCTCCACTTTGATATGGACAGCAGCCTCGCGCTCCGCTATTTCTTCCGGAGTGAGCCGGACCCGCTCCTCCCACTCCCCATCCGGCTCATTTAATTTTAATTTTTTTTTAATTTCGTCAAGTTTGCCCAAGTCCAGAGAAATCACATCCTTTCAGGGGGGAGGGGGGTCACGCGAAAATGGCCCGCGAGTAAATACGAAACTTACCCCGACGGTCCTGTTTAAAAAAAATCAAAAAAATTACCCCGGGGGGGGTCTGAAAAAAAGAAAAAATCCTGCAGAATCTGCGGATTTAAGGTGGTTGCAGGAAGTTTTGAAGTCCAATTGACCGCGAATGCTTGTGATTGTGGCAGTCTGTGCAAAGATACTGCAGGTTATCAGGGTTATATGCGATGTTCCAATCGTGCTTGTTGTCATCCGTCAACTCGATGATATGGTCCACATCCTTGCCGCTCTTAACCTTCCCTTTACGCCGGCACTCTTCACATAGACCGTTTGCTCTGACGATGACGAACTGCCTGGCATGCCCCCATTCAGGAGCAGAGTATATCTCCGGATGTCTGGCCATACATTAACCTTCTCTCAAGCCCAGGTCATTCTCAATGCTGTCACAAACAGACTGCGCTCTTCTCGCAATGTCGCCCCGAACATCCGGTACAAGACCTCCTTTGTCGAGCAGTGCTGACAATCTATCCAAGTAGAGCAGCTTCATGTTAGTTGATGTTGTTCTCTTCCTCGTTCTTTCCAGCTCATCGCCTGAGATTGGCATCACCGGACCCTCACATCTTGGGCAGCACACTCCATCTCTGTTACCAGGAGCCGTAAACCCCCAGTCACAGGTCAAACATTTGTAGTTGACTCTCACTTTACCCACCCTTTCTTTTAGAGAATACAAAAAGAGCCGCTTTTCAGCGACCCGCTCCCACTATTAAATTCCCAAGCGTTTGGGATTATCCTGAGCATTATGCGCTCAGTAAAGGGCTGCTAACCGTGACTCTCACACGGCTTTGGTGGGTTGATGCTCTCTTTGCAGCGCCTTACTCAATTCATAATGATTTGCCTGTATTTCCGCCGTAATATCGAAGTCTGCCAAGATTACACGGCGCTCGTAAAGCGCCCAGGCTGAGCGCTGTGAGGGTATGATTAAACCCCCATTCCCCGCACCACGCCGCCGCAACGGCTACACTCTACGTGTGCTTACAGCTCCACTTCTCCTGCAGACATGGAGAGGTTTCATCACCGATTCGTCGTGGTCGAGTCCTGCGGCGATAAGGGGCAGCAGGGACACCCGGACGATGTTGCCGTCCTATGTCCCTACTGTAAATCTGTTTTTGTCTCAAATTGGTCTCAACTTAGTCTCACGTTTGTCTCAAAATTTCGCCGTATCTTCGTACTGCACATCAGCATGTCATCTTCTGCCATAAATTTTATTGTGGAGTTTCGTTATTTTCTTCCGATCTTCATCTGAAATCCAAGTGCCATCGGAAGCTTCATCCGCATTTACGTACATGCCCCAAATCATGCTGAACGCATCTTTATCGTCTTGTGTAACGGTAATTCTCCGTTGCTTTGGCCTATGTCGTGCAATGATTTCGGACGCAATTCTGGACGCTTCCTCAATTTCTTCATGAGTCATACGCTTCCCCACTGTCTCACCCTTTCTTACGTCATATGCGTCTACTGGGCATCAAATGATGCCGGCCAGCTTTAGGTGCTCCGCTATGGTCTCAACTCCAACGTCGATCCGCCGATTTATAGTTGCCTTGCTGCTGTTTGCCGTGTACCGCAGAATGGTCAGTTTATGCTTACGAGCATTTACATATCGGTGCTTGATAATGGCCGCTACCTCATCATCTAAGATAAGCTCAAATGCTGCGTCGATCTCTCTGACCTTCCATCTGCAGTCTTCCAGCTCCTGTGCCTCCAGCAGCGTCAGACTAGCCTTACTTCCGTAGACTCTTATTTTCCGGACCATTTCGGGGTACTCTTCCAGCTTCTCCCTTGTCAATTCCTTCTCTGCTGCTGTCACCCTTGCGTACAATTCCATCTGCACCACCGCTCCCACAAGGACAATCCCCCTCTTTGTATACTCCAAACACTCCCCAGGCAAAGGTACGGATATTGGTGGAGATCCAGTCCTTCATATGTGGCGTGGTGTACCGGACATATGAATTACCCCATCTGATCACTTCCTGTACCACCGTTTGCCCACCGATGCCATCCGCGATAAAGTGCCGCTCTCCTGCTTGCAGTGCCTCCTGGACATCCTTAACCGTCATGGGCCTGTTCAGCTGCTTACTCACGGGCCCGCCTCCTCTTGTTGTACTCATAGATGGGTATGGGCTTCTTAGCATTAGCCGGCGCCGGGTTCGCTGCTCGGAATGCTTCCAGCTCCTCCGGAGAGAGGCGGGAGAACTTGATTTCTCCCTGCCCTCCAGCTGCCCGCTCTATTTCCGGGTCTTTATTTGCGAAGTGCCAGTTATTCATGATGACTACCATTATTCAAGATTGCTTCCATCAGGTCATTTGTGGCGACACGCAATTCAGATTGATAGTAGCGTACTTTCTCCTCATGTTTTTCCTTGAACTCTTCCAGCTCCCGTTCCAGATCAGCAATCCGCTCAGCCTGCATATTGATGATATCGGAGCTGCCGTCTGTATCCGTTACTGCCTGCAGGTATGAGTTGTACCATTCGTCCCGCTCCCGGCTGACTTGTCCCAGCTGCAGCAGAGTGGACTTATATGCCTGCAGTACATCATCCAAGATGCTATCAGCGTCGATTGTAAGAGGTATGGAGCCCGGGCAGCTCCGCTGGAACAATACCCGATCACCAGGCGATAATATGAGTTCTGTGCCATCCAGGAGCGGGAATACATCCTCCGGGCAGCAGGCGTAAGCATCAATGCTCTGAATCCATTTCCAGAGGTCAGCGGCGAGCTTATCGTTTTGACCTGCCGTCTCTTCAGCGTACCGTAGCAGTGCCGGGCGGGCAGCTGCGTCCTTATCAGGCTGGAGTACGAAATAAGCCCCCTCTGCCTCTTTGCTGGTCTCCCGGTTGATTACAATGTATTTGTTATAGAGTCCTTTGTCTTGATCGCTCATTACTCCGAATCCTCCTCTAAGTTCCAATTCACATACGTAGTGATAATTTTTGTGCGGGACTCCTCAAGCTCGATGCCGCACATCGGACAGAATCTCATTTCTGCCAAGTATCCACGGCGATGCTTGGCCCTCCTAACCTCAGCTCCATCTTTGACAGGTTTGGCCACTTCAACGGAAACAGAAGCTTTCACTAAGGCACCCGCCTTTTTCCCGTAATCCCCATATACGCTGGAATACATTTCCCCGACTTTCTTGAGGCATTCGCAAGCCATTAGGACATCACCGCCCCTAAGAATCTGGTTTTGCCGCTATCCCGATGAACAATTACAATGCCTTTCGGGCTGACCCGCTCCACAAGCCAATTGCTCGGGTTTAGCTTTTTGGCTGCCATTGCTTCCTTTTGCCGGCGCGTCGGCCGTTTGGTCTTCTTCATGGGTTATCGTTCCTCCTGTCATTTAATCGCCAGAGGTGCAGGACGTGGAACTGATCCAGCTCCCGCGTCCATTTATCTGCTGGCTTGTCTTTAAGCCGGTCATATATGTCTCTGTAATCTATGATTTGGCACGGTGGATGCTCTTCCTCAAAGAAAAAGAACATCACGCCCCGCTTCTGATACTGGATCTGTGATTTGACGATAAGTGAATCTTCCGTATCTCATTCTCTCGATCAGCTGCAGCCTGCGCCTGTGACTTCAACGCTTCCCGTCGATAGCGGGCACCCCATCCATCATTCTGCAGGGGGAGCTCATCTGTAATTTCTAAAAACCTTGGCGAAAATGGAGAAGTGACACAGGCCGGGTCAAAATCAATTACTGAAATTCCCTTGTGGTTAATCCGGCGTGTTACCGGCTTGTTCTCGTAGCACCAAAGAGTTGTTTCCCCATCAGATACAGAAACATGTTGAACTACAACCATCTTGTCTGTACTGCTGCCGGTAGTAACCCTGCAGACCAATCCGCGCCTGAATTGAGCAGTCTCTGCGAAAAAGAAGAACATTACAATTCCACCGCTTTAGCGCCTACTGCTTCCCGGAGCCTCGTTACACTCCGTTCGACCGAATCCACCGCATATTGAATTTCCTTGCTCACTGCACTGGACAGGACCATTTCCTCCAGCTCGTCAACCCATTTATCACTAAACCATCCGTGGCAGCCCACTTGATCGGCCAATTTCCGCAACCGATCATAGACTGCTTGAGTCTGGTCAAAGCGTTCATGCTTCCGACGAATCTCAGATGCTTCCTTTTCCAACTCATCCAGCCGGGCAGCAATTTTATGTTTATAGGTTTCTGATAAATGATGGCGGTTAGCCTTATCCTTGATATATGCCTCAATCTGCTCCCGTTGATCCGAGAAGAACGGATGTCGATCATTATCCAGCCTGTTCATGATGATGTACATGAGCATATTGGCTGGAATCTCAACAAGCCTGTACACAGCCTTACGCTTCGTTTGCAGCGTCTCTTTGTCCGGATTGTAGTAGATTAGCCCGACCTGCTCAGGAAGTTCCTCCGGCTTAATTAGCCCTGCAGGACAGACAAATGAAAACTCATGGCATAGTGGCAGGTAACCCATCCACTTATCATCACGTAGAAAGTCGCTTCGACTTACCTTGACCTCATATCCGGACAGGAGCGGCTTTGACCAGCTCTTGCGAATCGCCAGGCCATCAAGCTTAAGGTGATGCCGGACGGACTGTGTAGGCCCGTCCTTTACCTCTGTCATGAAAAAATCATCCTTATGTCGGTCTGCCAATGCCTTCTTGATTAAATCAGCCCTTACGGGTGTGGATTTTGCCATACTGTTCACCCTTTCAGATTGCTTTATCAAATATGCGTTTCATGAGCGTTTCCGCCGCTGGGAAATAGTTGTCCCGCTCCAGGATGGAACGATCGTACCGGGCGAATACCCGGCTGTACTGGCTGTCCTCCGCTATACAAAGGTCAGCCAAGCAGGAAGCCGTCAGAACGTAGTAATGGCTTATCTGTCCTGTATGGGTCTGATAGGAGTGGTACTGCCTTTGCAGCAGTACCTCCTCACCTACCAGCTCCTCGATGACAGACGGCCCGGGACCATCCGTGCTAAAGAAGAAAAACATTGGCCTATTCTTTCCTGGACAGCAGTTGCACTGACTTCTGCAGGCGATCCACCAGTTCCGATAGTGAAGCAATGCATTTGTCGGCATCTTCTTCACTTTTGCTGCGCAAGGTAGCAACTGAATTCATTGCTGCGGTAAAGGCGCTCCCTACACTTTTGACGTGTACCTTAAACATGGCAATTTCTTCAGCTGCCGGACCATTCTTTTTCCGGAGCAGCTCCAACTCCTCAAGCACTTCCGGCGGGGTAACAAATTCGGTTACGGTTGCTGTGGCCACTTCTACCGGCTTCGCCTTCAGGGCTTCTTCCAGCTCCTTTATACGCCGTTGAGATTCGATCAGCTGTTCATCGGATTTGCTCAGGCTGGCACGAAGCTGTTCTGCCGCTTCTTCTGCTGCGGCTGCTGCTCCATCATCGCCGGCAGCGGAAGCGGCTTGTGCGGCATCCAGCTGTTCCTGCAGGCGCTCCACAATGGCAGCATGGTCTGCTTGCTGCTTCTCCAGCTTCTCCCTGGCCTTGCGCTCTTTCTCAGCTGCCTTCTCCGCTTTCTCCTTGGCCTTTTCTGCAGCTTCCCGCTCCGCTATGGCCTGTTTCCGTTCCTTGACTGCTTCCTGCAGTTCCCGGGTAGACATGTCCTCAACGTTGTTTTCAACAGCGAATGCTTCCCGCTCCTCTGCCGGAATACCGAGCAGGGCCACCGCTTGCGTATAGGTCAAACTGCCAAGCGCTTGGGAATTAGTGTTATCCCCGAACAGCGTCAGCTGATCTGTCCCGTATTCTTCGAAGATCCGCATGAGGTTGTTCGCGGTGCTCTGGCTGTAATCCACTGTGTCGGCCAGCCAGTTACCCCACTCGCCATGCTGCATCATAGATTTCGCTTCAACCAGCCGGCGGCCGATCTCTACACTGGCCTGTAACATAATGCGTTGGGTCTGTTCCTTAATGCTGTTGATCTCTACTGCGATAACTTCAACGGTACGAATGGATAATTGCGTCATACTGCTACCCCCTGAGGTTTATTGGATTTTCTATCCTTTTTCTTGCCTTTAACGAGCTTGTCAGCTTTGAATGCATCTATGAGTTCAATCAAATCTCCGCTTGTCCGAAGATTCTTGTAACCATAAACCTGCCTTACCTGACCATCCTTTATTTCCATCGTAAAGAACGGTGTATCTGGATCGGCATATTTGCGAATCATCATAATGCTCGTTTCGCCGGCAGCGTGGCTTTTCGCATAACTCCCAACACAATGGCGCAGGATCTTCCCCTCTTCAGTGATTTCCTTTCCGGATTGCGCTGGACGGATAATGTAATCTCTCCATGCAAAACGGTATATCTCCAGCTCTTTCGCACGATTTGCGATTCGCTGCTTTTCAATCTCCGACATATGGATTTTAACTTGAGATGAAGTGCTCTCATGAGCAGCAGCAAGATCGTACGGGAAAATGATCTCCTCTAGTTTTAGATCAAGGTTGAGCATCCTGCATTCGTCAATGTAATCTTTCCACATCATCACAACACTGGTTCCATCACTAAAAACACGTTTGTTCTTTTTCAACTGCTTCTGAATGTATCTAGCACAGAACCGAACGTTTTGATATTTGAACATGGGTTTCATTTGGTTAAAATACGGCCGTATACTTGATGCAATGCGCTTCAGCTCTTCAAAATCAGGCCGATTGCTATCATTCAACGTTAGCTGATAGAGCCTTAACGTGAGCGCCCCTATATCATCGCGCTCCAGGATAGTAGGCTTACTGCTCATGAACTGCTTCATATCCCTTTTCGGGAGTCGCAGAACCTCGGCAATGGTCTTACCACTCCACTTAATGGCATCATAAGTGCGCATATCATAAAGCTTCGCCCAGACAAAATATTCATATTTCAGCTTTGTGAGGTATTCAATGCAGGGGTATTTAGAATACAGACCGAAGAACTTTGTCATATCTGAGTCGCTGCCATCCCAATAATTCTCCCAGGTACTGTACTGCATTGGTGTTCCTTTAATCGCCGCCTTAATGCTGTCCAGTGAGCAGTAACATGGAACACCGTTTTTGTATAACGGATACTCCGAGGCGATCTTATCCCGCTTAAACCACTTTGTATCACTGTAATATCCGGTATAGTACATGGTGCTTTCACCGTTCATTTTGAACACATAGCTGCAGGATGCTTTGTAATGAGTCTTAACATCCTTGAAGTCACCTGCATAATCCCGCCTAACATAAAACCCAACCGCAGTCATTACCTGAGGATCAATGATAGATTTCTCGTAAAAAACAACATAGGCCTTGTCCTGCATATATTTGCGGCCAACATGACTTTTCTTTACGATGCATTGGGAGTTGCAATGAGGGCAAAAAGCAATGTGAGAATGCTTCAATGGTTCCTCCGGTCGATGCTGCTGATTGCAATGAGTGCAATATGCAAACTGAACACGCATGACGGTTTTGGTAAACAAATAGCGGCTTTTGAGCAAAACATGATTTTCCACATAATCAGTCATTTCCTTGCTGATCGGCCCAAAATGAGCCTGGTGCGCATGAAATTCAGTGTTCATCTCGCTCCCCCTCTACAGACCGCCAAGCAGATCATCGAGCCCCAGGTCGAACGCTGGCGGCCCTGCAGCCGGAGTAACCGGTGGTACCGGCGCTGCCGTAACAGGCGCGGGTGCTGCTGAAGCAGGAACTGCCATATTGCCGTCAAAACCGTAATACTTCAGTGCGATGGCATACCCATCTTCATCCGACAACATACCCATACCTTCAAATTTGGTCTTCATCGCTTCAGACTTCATAGCAGACAGGGCTCCGGCGATGGTTTTACCATCTGTGAGCACCTTTTCAGCGGCCGCAGGATTGACCTGCAGGACCTTCAGCACATGCTCCCCTACCACTTTCACATAAGGGTGTTTCGAAGCTTCCATTTCCTTCTGCAGCTTGTCTATTGCTTGTTGCATACCTGCTACCTCCCATATCCACGGCTCTACCGTGTGTAAATTTAGACGGGCACCGCATATGCGGCACTCGCGGATCATTGTGTGATCTAAAATCAATAGCTTCCCGGCAGCCTCGCCGCAGCAGAAGCAATATCCGGGGATCTCCCGTAATGGTATGAGTGCTGTAACTTCGAAACACTTTGGACATTTATCGACCGGCTTCATAGCCTTCTTGTCACGCTGCGGCCTGCCTTCCCAGCCACATGAGCAGCGGTGCATCCCTGGTGATCTCAGAAGGTAGCTCATCGGCCGCCTGCCTCCTTAATGCGGATCTTCTCAGCCTTTATTTCAGCTGCTCTCCGCATCATGGCCGCATATTCGCTTTCGGTCGGGGTGCCATCAGTTCCGTTGTCCTGGGTGATCGGGATTTCCTGCTTCTGATGGCCGTATCCCCGGCCCCCGCCCGCGCCGCCGGAACCCTTATTCCCCGTTGCTGCCTTCTTCGACTCTTTCATTGCTAGGAGTAATTTCGGGTACTTTTCCCGGAACGTCTCTCCGCTGAGCACGTTTCGCTTCCAAAACGAGTCCTGAACCACCCAATCCATGACATCAGCGATTTGCTGAATGTCGCTCTGTTTGTCCAGTTCAACCAACTTTCGGAAATCGTCCGCCCAGCTCTGCAGATTCGCCCGAGGCACCAATGTTTCCACGCCTTCGGCTTTGGCCAGCTTGTCGAGACGTTCCTTGAATCCTGTGGCCATCCGAAAATACAAGCTATCGGCCGCATATTCGGGCTTTTTCCGCCCTTTCGGCCCTTTTTCACCCGGGTTTTTCGGTTTTTCGGACTCTTTCGGCGCTTTTGGCTTTTCGGCGGTCGGTTCGGATTTCAGATCTGGTTCTTGTTTTGGCTCTGTTTTTGAGTTTTGGTCTGCATGACCGTTTATCTTTAAATCTTTATTTAGTTCTAAATCTTTATCTATATCTAAATCTTTATCTATAGAGAGGACTTCTTTTGGAACTCCTTCGGATGTCCCGGGATTGTCCGTAGGATGTCCGCCGGACTTCCCTCGGACATCCGAAAGACCTTCTTTCTTTTGACGCTTCTTTTCCCGGGCTTCCGCCTTGCGTTCAGCATCCTTTTTCTTGGACTCAATGATCTGTCCACCGATCCTGAACCAGTTGGCAATCTCGCGCCCTGACTGGGTTTCGATGACATAACCGGCATCTACAAGCGCCCTCATAAGCACCTGGGGTTCGCCCTCAAAACTCACCGCATCAGCGATATCAATATCCTGATATTTGGAGATATCCCCGTCCTGTGCCCAGTCCAGCACCCACCACCATAGCATGTGTAATGTGCCTACTGCAGCGGGGGTACTCAGCCCTGTCGAACGGCAAAACCGTCGTGTGATGGGGTCACGATCTGTCGCTTGATAGCTCTTGATCCATAACCTTGGGGCTTCTGTTGACTCACTCAATTGCTATTCACCGCCTCCTGCATGGACAATGTAAGGACAGGCTGCGGACATCCGCGCGTTGTCCCGTTGTTATCCGATGGACGTCCGCTGGACGTCCATCGGACACACTGCATGCCCTTATTGCCAATATTGCCGGCCTTCTCCGGCCGTGTAGTAAAGGTAAAGCTCTGCCTGCTTCCGGGCCTTCCAGTCGCGGCCCTCCGTTGTCTCGTCTGCCCAGTGATGGCAGCTGCCGTTATCATTACGCGGCCCGCACAGGATGACGATATTCCACGGCGCTCTGCCTGTCCCATATTGGGAAGCATTGAGCATGTGACACCGTTCAAAACGAAACCTCGGTACGCTGCAGCCGCAATGCTCACAGACCGTATATCCCGCTTCACCGGCCCGGCGGTAAACTTCCTTATCAACCTTTGCGGTGATAGCCGTCTCCTGGCCCCGCTTACGCTTGCCGCGCTTGTGCTCCGGCTTTGGAACCGGATGGTAGCCAAACACTCCGTTATCCATGCGTCACACCTCCTGTTTGCATATCAATACGAACGCGCATCCGGAGTTCGTAAATCTTCTCTTTGACTGATTCTCTTTCATTACGCCAGAACATCTTCTGTTCATAGGCATCAGCTTCCAAGTTTCGGAGTTCCATTACGGCCAGCTCTGCAGTCAGTATCCTGTCTCCCTTTTTGGCTTGTGATTTGGCCAAAGTGAAAGTGTTCTGCCGAAGGGTATAGAGCTTTTCATAATCTCCGTCCATCTGAGCTGAGATACGGCCCATAAGGTCGTATGCCGCTGTCAGCAGCCGGACAATCTCAACCATTGCACCAGGCGCATCCTCATCGTATGCCCTTGCCTGATCACGTAGTTTGTTACTCTGTTCGATATGCCAATCCAGCTCTTCATGAGTCATAGGCGTTGCACCGATGCCGGATGTATCTTATATAGGGCGTCCTTTGCTCTCTCTATCTGAGCGTCGATTTCTACAGACCGGCTACCGTGCTGCTTAATATAGTCCGCCTGCTGGGGATACAGGGACCGCAGCTGCAGACGCAGCTTGTGCCGTTTCTCCCAGAGAGTCGGGGCTAATTTCTTCCGTGGCATTGCCATCCCCCTTAATCAATGGTAATCTGGTCTTAATTGTGATTTTCCAGCTTAATGACGGCTGTCCGGCTCCTACCCCGGGCGGCCGTTTTCCGTCTGCCTGGTAAAGCAGCTCCTGATAATTGCGGTAACCCTTGTCTGCATTGGCAGCTGCCTGGGTTAACCCTTCAGCTTGAGCTTGGTCACGCAGCGTAAGAAAAAATGCACAGACATTACGGATCATGTTTTTAGTCAGCTTCAAACTTCTTCCTCCTTCATAGGTTTTATGGACCTTGATGTCGAATATTGGTAATGGCCTCGTCGTATCAAGGCGGAACCCTCCGGGCAGAAGGGAGTGATGCGTCTTCTTCTTTTTCTTCTTTTTTGAAGACGATTTTTCCAAACGGTTAACGGCCACTATGGAAAATCGCGGAATTGACGCTCGTTTGCTTTCCCTAATTGCCGGCGTTTCACCCTCCACGGTGGAACGCTGGATCGAAGGAAAGTTTAAACCTAGATATAAGAACCTTGTACGCATAGCGGACGCACTAAATATCTCTACCGATTACCTGACAGACAGAACCTAATTTAATGGCCCGGAGGGTTCTGCCTTGATACGACTTTAGATTTGTTGGTGTCTACCTCCTTTCTGAAGGACTTATCTGGTCTTTAGGACTCAGAATTTGCTTAAATTCAAGCTATTCGTCCTTTTCCTTTTGAATTCTCTTTAAGTAATCTGTTTTTCGCGATGCTGGACGCTGCTTTTTCGAGAAGCTCCCTTGGGAATATTCCGGTGTCGATGGTTACCTTCTCCTGCTTTACTGAGTTGACTAGCATCATTCTCCCTCCGTTCAATATTCACAAATTCAATTGAGATCCCCAGAGCATCAAAAACCTCATTTATAATGCTCTCGTGCCAGCGTCTCTTTCCCTTGAGAAGATCGCTAATGTACTGATAACTCCTTCCAGTCCTCCGTGCAAGATCCGAACGAGTCGTATCCGTTGCACTCATGGCTTTTGTCACTGCCTCTGTAAAATTCATCAATGTTGCTCACCTCCATGAATAAATAATAAGCATAATGCGTATAATAGTAAAACGGATTAAGCCAGCAAAATGCTGATAAAATAAACATTATGCTTATTAATGCGCTTAATAGCTCTGTTTTCCTCTATATATAAGCATAATGCTTATTGCAAGTGTAAGCAGAGAGTGGTATAGTTTATACAGCAAAATGCTTAAAGAAAAGGAGAATGTTGAAATGGAAGGAAGTCCAAATAGACTAAAGGAACTAAGAAAGGAGCGAGGTAAAAGCGGTATTGAGATCGCCAAAACTCTTGGCATATCGCCGCAATACTACTATGACATTGAAAAGGGTGAACGGCGCTTAACAACTGAAATTGCGGGGAAATTAGTTCCTATATTGAATGCAACTGTAGATTATATAATTGGCATTTCAGATGTTAATCAAATGGAAGACGAAGAACAAATAAAAGACCCCGATCCTCATGAAGAATCGGAGTTGGCTGACATACCTATTGAAAGATTAAATCAGTTCAATTTGACATACAAAGGAAAAACTCTTAGTAAAGATGAAGCCGATGATATTATTGAGCTACTGGAGGCTGCTCTGAAGCGCTGGAAGAAATAATTAATTCCAAAGCTTCCTCGACTTGATTAGTATCTACACCCTTATTTTTTAATATCTCTATGTACCTCTCTAGGTCTAAATCCATATGCAACATCCTTTCTGTCTGATAGAGTAGCCGAAGTTTATAGAATGAGTATAGCACAAAAATGCGAACAGTATACGAACGCCATGTAAAAAATGTTTGAAAAAGGATGATGAAACGCTTGGCATACTCCCGTGGGAGATGTCAGCTGCAATATTGGCTTGATCAGAGAGGATATACTCAAGCACAATTTGCCCAACTAATAGGTTGGTCTGAGCGCATGGTATCCTTTTGGTGTAAAAACCAGCGATTAATGAGCGTTGATGCAATGTATAACGCATCACGAATTCTCAAAATTAAAATGGAGGATTTATATCGCTGGGATCTGATTGTCCAATAACAGCAGACTATAAGGGCAGCTTACCAGCTGCACTCCCCCGCAGAGTTAAGAACGTATACGTACTTTTCTGTTCGCATCTTAATCATAGATCAGCATAAACAATATTCCTGTCACTTAATGTCGCAACTTAATTACCGTTTACATAGTGAAAGTGGTTTTCAATCTTCAATTATGTGTCTCTTTCTTCGAGATACTTCAACACTCTTCCCTTTTCGTCCTTTGTCGAAAAATACTCGCTTACTAATATCGTCATAATTATCTATTCGATTTGTATTGGTGACATTTGATTTGCTGAGTGAAATAAAGCCCTCTGAAGAAAGCATTAAAGAAAAATCCTTAAGTGTTATTACTGGTCTATATACTTGATCGCGTGTATGTAATAACACCTTATTCCCATAAGACTCAACATATAGCGTTTCTGCGGAATCAATCGACGTAACCTTTCCAGTATTAATGTTAACAACGTTAATTTTCATAAGTTCACCTCACAGTTATACTGTCCAAAAATCAAGAACAATCAGGAGGAAAAATTATGAAGGCTGCAATTTATATTCGTGTTAGCACTGAAAGACAATCAGAGGAAGGGTATTCAATGGAGGCGCAGCATGATTTATTAATGGATCTCCTCAACCGCAAAGGAATGGAGTTATACCGTGTATATTCCGATCCGGGTATCAGTGGTAAGACAATGAGCAAACGCCCAGGAATGCAGCAGCTGCTTACTGATCTGAGAGCCGGAAAGTTCGAAGCTATTATGGTCCATAAGCTTGACAGATTGAGCCGAAATCTCGGTGATTTGTATGATTTTATAGCCCTGGTGAATAAACTTAACACCCGCTTGGTCATTGCTTCACTTGGATCTGAGGAGATTGACACTATTTCCCCTATGGGAAAAGCCTTTCTCTACTTCAATGGGATCTTTGCAGAAATTTACTCCGATAATTTACGAGAAGAGACATTAAAAGGGCTAACAAAAAAAATGAGCAACGGCGGTTTACATATGTCAGTTGCCCCGTTAGGCTATGAATTTGAAATTGATGATCAGGGAAGATATAAATTGGATTCTGACGGAAATAAAATATTATCTATCGTCAGCCACGAGGCCGCTTTGGTACGCGAAGTTTTTGAACTGTATTTACAGGGAAAAGGAGTCGTTTGGATCGCCAAACATATGAATGGACATAGCAGAGGGAAGAAAGGCGGTGTTTGGGATAGTAAGTATGTGAAAATTGTTCTGGTTAATCGAACATACAGAGGACAAAATCATTTCAAACCAGCCGATTGGGATGAATCGCGAAGAATAATTACAGAAGGAGCGCATGTGGGAATCATTTCACCTGAAGACTTTGACAATGTCCAGAAAATGATGATTCGCAAATCAAAAGGGCAAATGAGTAAGAGCAGCTATGATTATCCTTATGGCGGGATAGTACGTTGTGAAAAGTGCGGAGCCACTTACATCGGAAATTCCTCGAAACAGAAACTGAAGGATGGAAGCTTTCGGCTTTACAAAAGTTATAGATGCAGAAATGCCTACAGTAACAACACTTGTGATGCGCCCTCTATTTCGGAGAAAGCTTTGAATCAAGAGCTGTTTAAATCTCTCCGGGTTACCAGCGAGAAAGTGCAGGAAAAACGGAGTAACAATTCCGGCAAGATGGATAGAAAAAAACTCCAAAAAGAGATTGATCTCAGTAACCGGAGACGTAAAAACTGGATGATGGCATTAGGGGACGGTAAATTGGAACCTTCAGATTACGCTTCTCTCATGGATGAAGAAGAGGCTCGTATTTCTAAACTGACTGAAGAGTTTCAGGAAGAATCCCTATATGTAAACGAACACTCTGAAGAAGAAATCAAAGATATGATGGTAAATCTAAAGGATAATTGGGACCTCATAGAGGCAGATATCCAAAAACAGTTGATACAATCCATGTTCCGCAAAATAACAATAAAAAAAGAATCAAACGGATGGGAGATTGTTGATGTCCTCACCGTTTGACTCTTTCCCTCAAAACTTTAAGTACAAAAATGGAGCCGAGGGGAGTCGAACCCCTGTCCGAAGATAACGGCACATAAGTTTCTACGAGTGTAGTCACAGTTTTGATGTCACCCGAGTATCGCCCCGTAACCGGCTATACGTTGGGTCAGCCTGATTATCTTCTTCTGCTGACCCCAGGCGGAGACCAGACAGCGTATCCCACTACTTGTTAGCCCCTATCCCTGTCACATGGGCGATGCAGGGTAGAAGCACGCACACAGGTTATTAAGCTGCGAAAGCGTAAGTTTGTTGTTGTTTGCCGTTTAATAGGCTTTAGCGTTGATGAAGCGGACGCGTCCCCACTACTCGCTGCTCATGCTCGAACTACCCCCGTCGAATCCAAGAACGGCCCCTCATTAAAAAGGGCGCTTCGGATCAAGCGGATCTTCTAAGCAAGAGAGATCCAATCTGCAGCCTCTAACCTGAGGACTGCCACGAAGCAAAAATCTTACTTACACAGTATAGCACATTTATCAACACTTTAACACGTGGGTTAAAGGAATTGAAGGAGCAATCTGGAATTCCGGCTTCCCGTAACACGTTAGCAGCTTATCTGGCGATTTTCTGCTTCTCACGCAGCGCGCGCTGGATATCGCGTTGAGCGTCCTTTTTGGCGGCAGAGTCGCGTTTGTCGTATTGCTTCTTACCTTTACCGAGGCCGATCAGCAGCTTGGCATAGCCGTTACGCACATAGATCTTCAGCGGCACTATCGAGTAGCCATCCTGTTTGGATAAGCCCAGCAGCTTATGAATCTGCACCTTGTGCATCAGCAGCTTGCGCGTACGCGTGGGATCGTCAGGATTGGAACGGTTACCCTGCTCAAAAGGGCTGATATGCATGTTGTGGATATGAATCTCACCATTACGGATGGTAGCGAACGCATCACCAATGTTAGCGCGGCCATTACGCAGCGACTTGATCTCTGTACCGGTTAGCACCATACCCGCTTCAAAAGTGTCCTCGATAAAATAATCATGGGAAGCTTTTTTGTTCTGGGCGAGCACTTTCCCGTCTGCTTTTTTACCCATGAAAGTCACTCCTTGAATCGATTTCCCCGCAGGAAGCGGAGTTAGTGTCAGATCTATATTGTATCAAAATGGATCCGGTGAACGCAAGGAAGCACGTCTATTGGCATTGCATGACATCGACTTACCCGCCGATCTCCATTTTGACAACTATATGTCAGGTAGTAGATAAAGCGATATGACACAAGTCAATATCGTCCTCCATACACGGTCATTTCTGCATAGTTGTACTTCTTAAGAGGACTCCGTTTCATAATGTTATTACCCATTATGTAGGAGAGATAGACCCTAACAGCTATAAGGTTGATTATCCAGCAGAAAAAACATATGTCCAGCGATCATTGTTTAGTATTCGACTGGATTAATCGTAACGCTAATATTTAGCCCAATTGGGTACATGTAACGGACTCAGTGGACCTTATTGGGTGATATTCCTGCAGTTTGATATTCTAACGGACACAGATAACACTATTTATGCCGGATCGCGGTAATGGTCACACTTTGGTGACAGATAAGGTCACTGGAGTCCGCAACATGCTGCAGGTGAGTAATATGCAGAGAATAACGGCATCTGAGTCCGTTAGAATCATTGTGATGTAAGCTCGGCATAATTATTGCACCAGATAATTCAGGAAGGCTAACCACAGAAAGTGTGTACAGATTAAGACACCCGCAGACAACAGGGGTATGCAAAAAAAGCGCTCCAAGCAGCCATATAAGCGGCTTGGAGCGCCCCTCAGTCTCAGTCTATTCCTGAGACTTCTTCTTCTTTTTCTTGCGGCGCACGGCGTTCTCCGCGTTGCCGCTGCCCTGGCCGCCCGGCGTGACAGCCGGGCTGGTGAACACGCCGCCTTTCTTCTTGCGGCGGCCCTTGTCCTTGCCGCTGCTGCCGCGGCTTTCAACCCCGCGATCCTCCCGGCTCGTGAACCGGGTGTTCGCGTCAACCCCGCGCAGCTCGCCGCTGCCCGCGCCGTC